ATTCTTTATAGCACTTATTATCAATTTAACCGTAGCCAACTTATTCTAATGATAAAACTAACCGACCTACTAAGCGAAGCAAAGAAAGAAGTAAAAGACACCTTCGAAGACTTTGCAGAGACACGTGGCAAAGGAGCTGCTAAGATTGCTGATAATGCCCACGATAAAGGTGGTCTAGCACTACTAACCTGGCATCACTTCAAAGTAAAAGAGCCATACTATAAAAAGGCAGCAGAAGGTAAGTTTGATATCGAGAGAGCAGAAAAAGAATACAAAGAACTACTCAAGAAACTACACAAAGCCACCAGCAAAGAGATGGACATATCTCAGATCCGCTTTCAGGAGATAGTTGGTAAGATTGAGGTTCTAGGTGAATTACTTATTAAACACAAGTAAACTATTTATTAAAAACACAGTAATGATCAGATTAGCTAACTTACTAAACGAGTGCGGAGACTGCGAAAGACAAGGCACCGATTACACTCACGGACACGATCACGAAGCTTCAATGGCTGACAGCGAATTGAGAGATATGATCTCAAACGCATCAAAACTACAAAACATCATCCAACCAGGAGATGAACTTCCAGGATGGGTTTCAGCATACATTAGTTTAGCAGCTGACTATATGCACTCAGTAGCTGAGTATATGATTGGAAAGCAACACGAAATGGGAGCAATGCAGCAACCAACACCGGGATTTGCTGTGGTAGCTGAATCTGTGGATTTAAAAAAAGTACAGGCCGCTGACACCACCGTCCGTAACTTAATGAGAAATATCTCAACCAATTCAAATATTTCTACAGCAGATAAACAAGGACTGCTGCAGGCACTAGGAGAACTACAAGAGTTTATTGATGAGGTAGGATACGACTCTGAAATAGAAGATGACGAAAAGGAGTATGCTTCAGATTATTCTAAACGCAGAGCTCAAGAAAAAGGATATTAATATGAACAATAAAGCAATTATAAGAAGACTGATATTGAATGAAGTGGAGAGGATGGAACCGAATGTACAATCATTTGAGGATAATCCAATCGCTTTTATTCTTAAAAAGTATCCAACTCTCAACCACACATTAGAGATGTTGATGACACCAGCCTTCAAAGATTACGTTACGGGTATCTACATCATTGCACCAAAGCCAACAACTTTCAAAATTGCTTTACACAACGACCAAGAATATCTACTAACTTTCTTAGAAAAAGCATACGAAGCAACAGTGGCTGGTAAGAAGTTTTATCTTCGTACAATCGGTGAGAAAGAGAGGTGTATAAATGCAATAGCAAGACTGCTTGCATTGGGTAACCCAATCACAACAAAAGGACCAGAAGGAGAAGAGCAAACATCTGAACCAGAAGCAGCAGAAGAAGAACCAACACCAGCAGAAGAAACAGCAGGTGAGACTGAATCATAAAATAATCGTCCTGCTACCCTAGGACAGCCTATCTAGACCATAGGTGCAAGCCCAAGCCTGTAAGCTTGGGTTTTCTTATTTTATTGTTGGAAATACCAATAAAAGGAACTATATTATTAGTATAAACAAATCGATATGAGAGCAGCAATTATTAACAAAACAATGACAACTGTATGCGGTAAAACAATTACCTATACACAAAGGGTTGGAGAAAATGCAAAGCCACATTCCTTGGAAGGACCGGCTATAACCTACCCAGAATCAGAAGGGTTGCAACCTGAGTATTATGTAAACGGAATTAAGTACAGCAAAAACGACTGGTTAGCGCTTGTAGCACAGGATAAGATGTTTGCAGCAGTGGAGCCAACAAACTTTGACTTCTAATTCTAGCTATTTATTAATAAACACTCGTAGGTTATAACCTAAATAAATGGCTTCCCAACTAAGCATAAACGACGCAATAAAGCAAGAGCTTATCAAATGTAAGCAGGATGCTGTGTACTTCATGAAGAAGTACTACACGATTCAGCACCCTACCAAGGGTAGAATGACCTTCAATCTGTATCCATTCCAGGAAAAGACGTTAAAACTACTACAGAGATACGATTACACGATCATAAACAAATCAAGACAGCTCGGTATATCAACGCTGAGCTCTGCATTTGCTCTTTGGATGATGCTCTTTGAACAGGATAAGAATATTCTTGTACTTGCGACAACGCAAGCAACTGCAAAGAATATGGTAACAAAGGTTAGATTTGCATACGACAATCTACCTACCTGGATGAAGCTACCGGTGATGGAACATAACCGTCTTAGTTTAAGACTTAAGAACGGATCGCAAATCAAAGCAGTATCAGCAGCAACTGACTCAGCTCGTTCGGAAGCGGTATCACTACTTGTAATAGATGAGGCTGCGTTCATTGATCGTATTGAAGACATCTTTACAGCTGCACAACAAACACTTGCAACGGGTGGTAGATGTATTGCACTATCAACTCCTAACGGTGTTGGTAACTGGTTCCATAAAGAGTTCACAAGAGCTCAAGTTGGAGAGAATAAATTTACTCCAATTAGCTTACCGTGGACAGTACATCCAGAAAGAGAGCAATCATGGAGAGACGAGCAAACAGCTCAACTAGGACCGAGAGCAGCTGCGCAGGAATGTGATTGTGACTTCAGTACATCCGGTGATACTGTAATTGAACCGAATACACTAAACTACTACCAAGAGAACACAGTAAGAGAGCCAGTTGAAAGAAGAGATCAAGGTGGCAACTACTGGATATGGAAGTATCCGGACTCAATGAAGACCTATATGGTTGTAGCTGACGTTGCCCGTGGAGACGGAAAAGACTTCTCAACCTTCCACGTATTTGATGTAGATGAATTAGAGCAAGTAGCAGAGTTTAAAGATCAAATACCAACCAAAGACTTTGCACGCAAGCTAATATCAGTTGCAACCGATTGGAATAACGCAATGCTAGTCGTGGAGAATGCAAGTATTGGATGGGATGTTGTAACAACAATTCAAGAAGCTGGCTATGCAAACCTATACTACTCTCCTAAATCAGAAGTAGTTGGCACACAGATAGATTTATACGTTGCCAAGTTTGATAGAGGAGACGGAATGGTTCCAGGCTTCTCAATGAACCAAAAAACGAGACCACTTGTAATTGAAAAAGCAAGATCCTTCATAGAAGAAAAAACAGTAGTAATAAGATCACAAAGATTCTTAGATGAGCTGAGAGTATTCATCTGGAAGAACGGTAGAGCACAAGCAATGAATGGCTACAACGATGACCTTGTGATGCCAGGATGTGTTGGATTATTTTTACGAGATACAGCATTGAGATTCAGACGAACAGCAATGGATTTAACCTACGCAAGCCTCAATAGCTTTACAAGAACAACTGACGGATTCCAAGTTTATACACCAACGTCCAACACTCAAAATAACCCATGGACAATGCAGGCTGGCAACGAACAAACAGATATAACCTGGCTGCTGGGATAATACAGACAAAAGATATTTATAAAATATGGCAGAACAACAACCGCAGAGAAATCTGTTTTCAACCTTAAAAAGGCTATTTTCCACGGACGTTATTATACGTAACGATGGTGGAGATTTAAAGACAGTAGATGTCGAAAAGATTCAGGTCGATGGTGTGCTTCAAACGAATGCACTTATTGACCGTTTTAATCGTATTTACACGACATCAACTTCCTACGGTGTAAACCTTAATCTCGCTCAGAATTACCAGAATGTACGTGTTCAAATTTACGCAGACTACGAAGCAATGGATACAGATCCAATCGTAGCATCCGCTTTGGATATTATTGCAGATGAGTGTACATTAAAGAATGCAACTGGAGATGTATTACAAATTAGATCAGCAGACGAAAACATACAGCATATCCTTCGTAGTTTATTCTACGATGTATTGAATATTGAATTCAATTTGTGGTTCTGGATTAGGAATATGTGTAAATACGGCGATTTCTTCTTGAAATTAGAGATCGCAGAAAAGTTTGGTGTCTATAATGTAATTCCTTTCTCGGCATATAATATTGTGCGCTTAGAAGGAACCAACCCAAGTAATCCATCTGAAGTAATTTACAAGTACGATCCGACAGCTGCCTTAGGTGCAACTGCGGGATACTCAACCTCATATCAAAATACTGACTTAGGTATTACCTTCTATAACTATGAAATGGCACACCTAAGATTGATTGGAGATATAAATTATTTGCCATACGGTAGATCTTATTTGGAGCCAGGACGTAGATTGTAT